CAGATCAACAGCAAGTTTATAAAGATTTGTACCGAAGAGGCAGAGATTCTAACAATAGATTATATCCTAAAGCACCTCCAGTTAAACAAATTAATCCAGGTAAAACAAAGCAATTGAAATTATTAAATTTGGGAGGCGGTGTGAAAGATCCAACAAAAGACCCATTAACGGGTATAGCTAAAATGATTACCAATATACAAGCGGGTAAAACTGGTATTAAAACAGTTGATAAGCAAAAGAAGAAAGATGCCATTTTGACAAAAAATTTGAAAAAAATGGCAAAAAAGACTAAAGTAAAAACAAAGCCACAGAAATTGGATATAACACCAAAGGCTGGAGGCGCTTTTAGTATTCAGAAGGAGACAATAACTATGGCTAAAGATGGTGGTAAAGTTCAAAAACTTAAAGGTGGTGGCAAGGTTAAAAAATATATAGGTGGTGGTCCTGTCAAGAGTGAAAAAGGTAAATCAATTTGCAGAGGCATGGGTGCTGCTATGGCAGGTGGGAAATTTAAAATTAGATAAAATATGGCTATTGAAAAAATAAATGGGGTGGAAAGCCCAGAATTGCCAGAGGGTGTATCAGTTCCTTTGCCGCAACCAGAAATGCCACAAGGCGTTACAGAGTTGGAAGATGGTTCTGCGATTATTGGTGAGATACAACAACAAGTAGAAGCACCAATAGCCGTGCCATTTGATGCTAATTTAGCAGAGTTTATAGAAGAAAATGATTTAGGTGTTATATCATCTGATTTATCTGGCGAAATAGAAAAAGACATACAATCAAGAAATGATTGGGAAGATCAATACAAAAATGGTTTAGAATTACTTGGTATGAACTATGAAGACCGAGCCGAGCCATTTGAAGGTGCTTCTGGAATAGTACATCCATTACTTGCAGAAAGTGTTACACAATTTCAAGCACAAGCATATAGAGAATTATTACCTGCTGGTGGTCCAATAAGGACACATATTGCAGGCGCAGAAACACCAGAGCTTGTTCAACAAGCAGAGCGTGTTAAGAATTATATGAATTATCAAATAACCTATGAAATGGAAGAATATGATCCTGAATTAGATCAGATGTTATTTTATCTTCCAATTGTAGGTTCATCATTTAAAAAAGTTTATTTTGATCCTTCATTGCAACGAGCTGTTTCAAAATTTGTTCATGCAGAGGACTTAATTGTTCCTTACAATGCAACAGATTTAAAAACATCTACTAGAATATGCCATGTATTACGCATGGGTAAAAATGAGATAAGAAAGTTGCAACTTCAAGGGTTTTACAAGGATATAGACTTGCCTTCATCAGATGGGTCTGAAGAAACTTATGATGAAGTCAAAGATACAATTAACGAGATAGAAGGCGTAAGTTCAGGAACAAGTAGTAATGAAGAGATAACATTACATGAGATACATACAGATTTAGATTTACCAGGTTTTGAAGACTTGGACCCACAAGGTGAAGCAACTGGATTGAAAATGCCCTATATCGTCACAATAGTGGAGAAATCTGGTGAAGTATTATCAATCAAACGCAATTTCAATGAAGGTGATCCGCTCCGTAGGAAGATCCCTTATTTTGTGCATTATAAGTTCTTACCTGGTCTTGGTTTTTATGGTTTTGGCCTCACTCATATGATAGGAGGGCTTTCAAGAGCTTCAACTTCAATATTAAGACAGCTTATAGACGCAGGAACATTATCAAATTTACCTGCAGGATTTAAAGCAAGAGGTGCAAGGATTAGAGATGATGAAACTCCGCTAAATCCTGGCGAGTTCAGAGATGTAGATATGGTGGGTATGGATTTAAGACAAGCAATTATGCCTTTACCATTTAAGGAGCCATCTCAAACCTTGTATTCTTTACTTGGAACTTTAATTGACTCTGGCAGACGCTTTGCATCAATGGCTGATATGAAGGTTGGCGAGATGCAAGGCAATTCGCCAGTTGGAACAACTATGGCTATTATGGAAAGAGGCACTAAAGTAATGTCTGCTATTCATAAAAGGTTACATTACTCACAAAAGCTTGAGTTTAAGTTACTTGCAAGAATATTTGCTATGGATGTGCCCGTGTACCCTTATCAGGTTCCGGGCGCACCACCAGAAATTAAAGTACAAGATTTTGACGACAGAATAGATATACTTCCTGTTTCAGATCCAAACATATTTTCAATGTCACAAAGGATTGCATTAGCACAGACACAATTGCAATTAGCACAAAGCAATCCAGAAATTCATGGGCCAAATGGTATGTACCAAGCCTATAGAA